CCTCGGCTTCAATAAGGGCACTGCTGCGTTTCCCGACAGCAGCCCCGTGAAGAAGTTCGAGGTTGAACTCGACTTCGCTGAGATCGTGGCCGCTCGCTCGGCTGCTGGCGCTACCGCTCTCGCTGCGACTGACACCCTTCAGGTGATCAACCTCCCGGCTTACTCGGTGGTCCTCGCCGCCGGTCTGAACGTCGTCTCGGCTGAAACGACCAACACGACCGCGACGTTCGACTTCGGTTTCACCGGTGGTTCGCCTGCTGCTGCCAACGTGTACGCCAACGATGCCGCGTCGAACGTCGTTGCGATGGACAGCGATAACCTCGCTAACCCGACCGTCATCGCGACGGCGGACACCATCGACATCCTCCTCAACACTGCGGTTCCGGCCAATGCTGTTGTGAAGGCATGGGCCATCGTGGCTGACTGCAACTAAGGAGTGGGGGGCCTTGTGCCCCCACTCTAAAAGGAGGTTCTCATGGGTGTTTATCGCGGTATTACTCAGGACAACGTGACCATTCAGGGCGGCACGCTCTACAACGTCACGCTGTCCGGCGCTACGCTGGGTGGCACGCTCACCGGCAATGTCGATGCGACCACTGGTTATATCCAGCTTCGCACCAACACGGCTGCCGAGATCGGTGCCATTGGTAACGCAGTCAATACGACCGGCAAGGCTGCTGGGACTATCGTCTTCGACACGACCAACAGCAAGATCAAGGTTGCAACGGGTGCCAACGCCAACTCGACTTGGGTCGATGCAAATGGTACAAACGCTGTAACCCCGGCGTAAACGGTGGGGGCTTCGGCCCCCACCACATAGGATAGAAACATGGTTGGCAAACGCATCCCTAACCTTGATCCGCTCTCCGGCGCGGCTTCTGCGAATGACGACAAACTCGTCATCTATGATGCCTCGACGGCATCGACGAAGCGCATTGATCGGTCTCAGCTTGCCGCCGGTCTTGTAGGCGATCTACCGTACACGCCATCCGGCGGCATCTCGGCCACGACGATCCCAACTGCCATTGCGGAACTGGACAGCGAAGCTGCGAAGAGTGCTGCGCTTGCTGCGTCTACCGGTTCGTCGCTTGTCGGCCACATCGCCACCGGCGCAGGCGCAACCGCTCGCACTGTGCAGGCGAAGCTGCGGGATACCGTTAGCGTCAAAGACTTCGGCGCGGTTGGCGACGGGGTGGCGGATGACCAACCGGCGTTTGCCGCTGCGGTGGCCAAAGCCGCCGTAAGTAACTCAATTATTTACGTTCCGTCAGGACAGTACCGATTCAACTCTCCGTTGAACATCACGTCTCGCAGTATCGTTATTCAAGGTGTGAAGGCGGCTACAGCGGCGTTTGGCGGGTCTGAAATCTGGTGCAATGGTTGCGATGCCATCATCTATGGGTCTGATAACGGCGATCCTTGGACCGACCCTGATTATGACGGGTATCAAGGGCAGATTTTGCAAGGCTTGTTTATCAACCAAGGCGTCCGAGATACTAATCTGCTGGTCGATCCCGGAACCAATACATACCGATATAAGGCCGGAAGTAAAGGTGTAACCGATTGGCGCGGCGGCGATATTGATCTGGATGAAGTTCGCATCAGCGGTTTCGAGTACAATTTCTTCGGTGTACAGTCGGATATTAACTGCTGGGGTAAGGTCACATCGACCGATTCCAAATATGGTATTTATGCTGGCCCGCGTTCTGACCAATTTCATATTGAGTATCTATACTCGTTCTTCTGTGATCGCGCCATTACGCTAGACATTGTTGATGGGTTTTCTGTTTCGTTCCTGAATATCGTTGCGTGTGGCGGCGCTGCCGTGGACCCGGTAGAAATCAGGCGTGGCACTGGAACTGTGTGGCTTACAAACGTCTGGGGTGAGAGTTTTGGCGATACAGTTGGCCAGAAAATGAGGTCGATTATCGGCATCGGAACCATTGATGGTTATGGGTCAGTGACCACTCCCGTCACTGCCGTAAATATTGACAATATAACGTATTACGGCCCCAGTTCGGGAACTAAAATCTTGGGCGCGGCTATCACCATTGGGGCTGGCAAATGTCAGGCTGGAACCATTCAGGCATTCCGGGGCGCTGGTTTTTCCAATATTGATAGCTTGATACTTTACCCCGCTGACCAGACGGCCACTGGTGCTAACTGCACAGTGATAATAACTGGCCAGAATCTCGGTAACTTGGCCGCGTCTAAAGTGATTAATAAGCTAGGTAGCGGAACTCCTGTGGTGCTGATAAACAGCAACTTTGGTTCGCAGCAGGTTTTCGAGAGCAGTGCTGGGGCCGGAATTATTATCCGGGAGCAGTCGAATGATGGGACTACTAACCGCCGCCTTCAGATATCTAATGGCAACCTGACCCTAACTGTTCAGGTGACTAGGCTTGACGTTGACCCAGCCATTGACCAACAGAACCGCATATTTTTCCGGCGCTCGTTTCAGACTGCAACAGCAATGCCGACCAGCGGTGCTTGGCGCAGCGGCGACACGGTTTTTGCGGACAGCGCGTCTATCCTTGGGTCGTCGCCTAACCGTTACACACTTCTTGGTTGGCGGCGCGTTACGACAGGAAGCAACCATGTACTCAACACAGATTGGGTCGAAATGCGCGCTCCAATTGAGTAAGGATTACACGCCATGAGTTTGACTAAAATAACTTACTCAATGATTGAAGGCGCGCCTGTCAATATGATGGATTATGTCGCTGTTGGCGAGGGCATGACTCGCTTCGTTTTGCTAGACCGTACACACTAAGGACCTAACTCATGCCCACTAACCTGACCGGATCGACGATCAACAGTACGTATGATCAGTTGTTGCATATCGACGCTGGTCCGACTGCGACTGAGAAAACGGTCTATAGCGGCACGGGCGTGGCCACGGCCCTGAAGGTCGGCACTGTCTCGGTCTCGGTCGATAACATCCAGTTCAACAACAACACGATCACCACGCTCGACAGCGGGAACCTGATCTTGTCCCCCGGCGGGACGGCCTCAGTAGCTATCGCAAGGGCTGCCATCACCGGTGGCACGATCTCAGGCATCACTGACCTTGCTATCGCTGATGGTGGCACAGGTGCCTCGGATGCGACAACGGCCCGGTCGAACCTCGGTCTTGGTACCATCGCCACGCAGAACTCGAACAACGTCTCCATCACGGGCGGCGCGATCTCGGGTGTGACCTTCACCGGTTCGTTCTCGGGGGTCACGTCTATTGAGTCTGGCACATTCGCTACCAGCGCCGCAGCCGCAGGATGTAACCTGAACGGCAACACGCTTGCTGCTGATGGGACCGACACAAACATCGACATCAACATTACCCCGAAAGGGACCGGTGAAGTCAACGTCACTAACATCGACATCCTAAGCGGTAAGGTTCCGTTCAGCACAATCACCAACCGTGCGTATGCTTCATTCTCGGATATCACCGATCAGACGGGTAGCACAACTGTCCCAGCCGCTGTGAAGTTCGGCACGACCGAGATCGCGGGCGCAGGTATCACGATGGTTACGGACGGCACTAACCTCACTCGCCTGACGTTTGCTGCGGCGGGTACATATGCCCTGACGCCAAACCTGCAACTGATCAACACAGACACTAACGACCACGACGTAACGATTTGGTTTGCGTTGAACGGCACAAATATTACCCGGTCGGCGACAAAGATGACCGTGCCGAAGGCTTCCGATGGCGGTAACGCATTCTTCCAAATCTCGTTCTACGTAACCGTGACAGCAGGACAATATGTCCAAGTCTATTGGCTTCCGGAGAACACCGCAGTCACGCTTGATCACACTGCTGCGGTCGTTGGGCCTCCGGCAATCCCCGCTATTCCGTCGGCAATCATGTCAGTAGAAAGGATCGCCTAATGAACCGTCGTCCCCAAGAACCCGGGGCCAAGCGCCCGGCCCCGCTGCTGTCGCAGAACCCGGCTGCCACACGCCTCAAGGCTGCTGCGAAGAAGCCGAAGAAGCCCGCTGAGACCGAAGCGCAGCGCTACCGCCGCATGATGGGGTCTGAGGCAGACATCGTGGCCCGGGCCAATCGCTCGCAGGCAGAGGAAGTCCGCAGCGAAGGTAAGCTCATCAGCCGCACCGGCACGGGGTACGGCAGCTACAGGAACAAGTGAGATGGTCAAGCGGGTCACCAAAGGGTCGATGCCCTGTAACTCTCCGAGGGCTACGCCTTCCCACCCGAAGAAGTCGCATGTCGTTAAGGCGTGCAGCGGCGGGAAAGAGAAGGTGATCCGCTTCGGCGAGCAGGGAGCCAAGACTGCCGGTAAGCCCAAAGCTGGCGAGTCCGAGGCGATGAAGAAGAAGCGTGCGAGCTTCAAGGCCCGCCACGCCTCCAACATCTCCAAGGGTAAGATGAGCGCAGCCTACTGGGCAGACAAGGTGAAGTGGTAATGGCCAGCCCCAAACCAACCAACCCGTCGCTCTGGTCCAAGGTCAAGGCGCAGGCCAAGACGAAGTTCGATGTGTACCCCAGTGCCTACGCCAATGCGTGGGCGGCGAAGGAATACAAGAAGCGCGGCGGCGGTTGGAAGGGGCCGGATAACCGGGTGAAGAAATGAGCAAGGGCGGTCTCGGCAAATGGTTCGGCGAGAAGTGGGTCGATGTGAAGACCGGTAAGCCCTGTGGGCGATCCGGCTCTGAGAAGTCTACCCGCAAGTACCCGGCCTGTCGCCCCGAGGTTGCTGCCAAGAAACTCACCGCGTCCGAGCGCAGGACCATGGCTGCGAAGAAGACCGGTCCTGCGCGCAAGTCGTGGCCTGTCTCACCGTCTGGCAAAAGGAAGAAGTGACATGCCGCTGACCACCAAGGGCAAGAAGATCAAAGCCGCCATGCAGAAGCAGTATGGCAAGAAGCGCGGAGAACAGGTATTCTACGCGTCCGAGAACAAGGGCACGATCAAAGGCGTGGCCAAGAAGGGAAAGAAGAAATGAGCAAGCTGTTCATCCGCGTCAAGAAAGATGGGTTCATCTACGAGTACAACGAGTACCTTGCCAAGAACCAGTCCTGCGAAGTGATCACCGAACAGGAAGCCTTCCCCGAGCGTTTCATCACGCCGGAAGTAGAGGCGAAGATCGAAGAGATCACCGCACCCAAGCGTGGACGTAAGCCGCGCAAGAAGCTCGACGTCTCTACTGACATCCCCGAAGAACCAGTGTATACCGATCCCGAACTGGCTATCGAAGCTGCACAAGGTTGGCCTGAGTGACACCTACGGATATCATCACTGAGGCACGAGTTCTGGTTCAGGACACGCGTACGCCATACCGCTACAGCGACACCCTCATGCTTGGTTGGGTGAACCAGACGCTGAAGCGGATGGCCGTATTGCGCCCTGACCTGTTCTCGTTCATTGGTGATATCCCCACGACCGCCAACACGGTCCTACAAAGCTGCCCGTCCGACTCACTGCGTCTGGTGGAAATCTTTCAGATCAAGAACGGCGATGCAGTCACAGAGGTGAACCGGGATGTACTCGACCAGATGTATCCCAATTGGGTAAACGAAGCGGCAGGGACACCGGTCAACTTCATGCGCCATGTGCGCAGCCCCAACAAGTTCTTCCTCTACCCGCGCCCTACCACTGACATCGTGCTTGTCGGTGAGTATGCTCAGGTCCCGCCGACCTACACAATCAACCAGACTATCGCATCGCTGCCGGACGCATACCTCCCCGTCGCAGTCGATGGTGTGGTGTTCCTCGCTGAGTCGGTGGACAACGAGCACGTCAACTCCGGACGGGCCAAGCTCTTCCAAGACTCGTTCAACCAAACTCTGGCAGCCGGTCTTCAGGTGCGCAACATTACGGACACTGAGGAAGGCGGGATGGACCCGAGGCAGGTGATCTGATGGCTGACCGTACTTTCGCCTCTCTCGTCCCCAAGGTTAATCCGAGTGTTCCGGGGTGCCCGACGCAGACGATCATCCAATACATCAAGGACGCAGCGATCCGCACTTGCGAGCGTACCCTCGCGTGGCGCTATCAGGTGCCGCTGTTCGACCTGCTGCCGGGTGTCCATGAGTACGCCTACAACAAGCCGGTCAACGCGGATACCCATGCGGTCTTTGCCGCTATCGTCAATGGCA